AGAATGGTCTGTCCCATGACACGGGTACTGTACTCCCAAAGGGCATCGCCGGTGTCCAGCTTGAACGGCTTCTTTTCGGTCTCTTTCTTTTCATCGCCCTCATCGTCACCGCCTTCCTCATCGGGCTTCTCAGGCTCTTCCGGATCGTCAGGCTCATCCTCCTTCTTGTCCGGCTCCGGCTTTTCGTCAAAGAGGATCTCATCTGCAAAGCCCAGCTCGACCGCCTTTTTCGCATTGATCCATGTCTCATCGGACATGAGCTTACTGATGCGGTTTCTGCTGAGTCCTGTTTTTGCCGCATATGCGTTGATGATGCTCTCCTTGACCTCATTCAGCGTTGCAATGGCTTTCTCCATATCACGCGCATTGCCCATCGCAATTGTGCTGGGATCATGGATCATCAACAAAGCCGTCGGAGACATCTGCACGGTATTGCCTGCCATAGCGATCACGCTTGCCGCCGATGCTGCGATGCTTGCGATTTTTACCGTCACCTTGTGCGGATAGTCGCGGATCATCGTGTAGATCTCCGCAGCGGCGAAGACGTTGCCGCCCGGCGAATTGATCCAGAGTGTGAGGTCGCCGTCTTCGGCATACAGCTCGTCTCTGAAATCCTGCGGCGTGATCTCGTCACCCCAGAAGGAATCCGAATCGATAGGTCCCTCCAGCCGGAGGACCCTGCCACCGCTGTCATCTTGAATCCAGTTCCAGAATTTCTGCATATCACATACCCCCATTTCTGTGTTTTGTCCTGCGCTTTTTTCGCAGGAAACGGTCATCGGTTTCTTCTTCCGGTGTATTTTCTGTATCTGTCTGTTCCTCAGTGCCATCTTCCTCCGGCTCGTTCAGGTCGTAGGCTGCACCTGCATCCTGCAGCTTATTGTAGCTGCCGTTGAGATAATAATCATCACCGCCGAGATCGTGCGGAATGAGATCCATATTTTCAAGCCTGCGCACATCATTCGGCGACATAAAGCCGTTGCCGACACCGATCGCATAAGCGTTCATTCTGCTCTGATAATCGCCGCGCATCAGACCGTCCACGTTGAATTTCGGGAAATATACATCCTGTTCCTCCTCCAGCAGAAGGTCTTTGACGATGCCTTTTTCAATGCGGATGATCCACGGCATGAGCGAATACTGCACAAATGCGATACCCTGATGCTCGATGTTATTGAAGGTACTGCGCTTCAGATCCTGCACCAGATGCGGCGGTACCTGAAACATTCGGCAGATCTCCTCCACATCGAATTCACGGGTCGATAGGAACTGTGAATCCTCCGGCGGCAGCGAGATCGGTTTATACTGCATACCTTCTTCGAGAACGGCGATACGGTGCGCATTGCGGGAACCGCCGTACACTCTCGTCCAGTTTTCACGGATTTTTTCAGGATTTTTCAGTACGCCCGGATGTTCGAGAACACCGGCAGGCTGCGCTCCGTTTTTGAAGAAGGCGCTGCCGTAACGCTCCACCGCCATTGCTGCGCCCAGTGCATTTTTCATCATGGCAATGGGTGAAAATCCCACAAGACCGTTGAATCCCAGACCGGGAATGTGCAGAATCTCGTCCCGCTGAAAGATGATATCCTTGTCATGCTCACCGGGCTTTTCGTCGGTGTATGCGTGATAAGTGTAGAACAGGTCGCCGGACTTCGGATCACGGTCGATCTCCATGTTCTCCGGCAGCAGCGGATACAGACCGAGAATTTCATTTTTGCCGTCCCGGACGATCTGTGCATAGGCATTGCCCCATAATAAAAGGTGGCACATGAGCGCCTCCCAGAATGAGAATGAACTCATTTCCGGATTTGGCTGCCGATAAAGTATCTTATACAGCGGATGATCGGTAGCGCGTTCCTTGTCCTCGCCGTCACCTGTATATCTGTACAGATGCAGCGGAAGCCCTGCGATTGTATTTGACAGAAGTCTCACGCAGGCGTATACAGTCACGATCTGCATGGCAGTTCGTTCGTCAACACGCTCTCCGCTGTGCGTCATGCCGAATACAAACAGATTACCGGAATCACGGACATTGTCCCGGATATCCGGCAGTGACGGTGCGTCTCTCGGCTTATTGAAGCCGAGCCAGTTGAGTAAGCCCATCTGCATCCCTCCTATAAAACGATCAGGTCATGATCGGGTTCGTCATAGACACTGCCCTGCATTTCATGGCGGATCACTCGGTCGAGTGCCATGATCCATGCGACAATGCCGTCGATTTTCTCAGTACTTTTCTTTTTGCTCGGTTTGATATTCTCCGCCGCATCAATTTCAGCGACCACATTTCCTGCCATCCATCTGAGAACGGGATTGCCGCCGTGAACGAACATACCTTCGAGTATGAGCTTGTACAGCTCTTTCATCGGCGGCGACATATCCTTGAAGCCCATGCCCATCGGAACGACTGTGAAACCGTCACCCTCAAGGTCTGTGATGAGCTGTGTGGCGTTCCAACGGTCGGCAGCAATTTCTTTGATGTTATACATCGTGTGCAACTCATTGATCGTTTTCCGCACAAAGTTATAGTCCACCACATTGCCCTCAGTGATATGAAACAGTCCCATGCGCTCCCACACATCGTAGGGAACATGATCTCGCCGTACGCGCAGGTCAAGGGTTTCTCTCGGCAGCCAGAAGTGAGGAACAACGATGTATTTGTCGCCCTCAGTCAGCGGTGGGAATACCAGTACGAAAGCCGTAATGTCACTTGTACTCGAAAGGTCAAGTCCTGCGTAGCATTCCCGTCCACGCAATGATTCCAAATCAATCGGCAGATTGCCTCTGTCATAGATGTGTTCCGGGATCCATGCGACCGCACTGCCTACCCACTGATCCAAACGGAGTTGACGGAATACATTTTCTTCCGCAGGATTAGTCAGTGCCTCTAGGTGCGCATCCCGCACTCTGTCGATTGTAATGGTGTATCCGAGGGACGGATTCGCCTTGTACCACGATTCCTCGGCGTTCCAGTCGTCATCATCGTTCAGTCCGTAAATGACAGGATAAAAGGACGGGTCGATGCGTCTGCCGTCCAGAATATCTTTTGCTTTGGTGTGATATTCGTAGCAGATGCTGTTGCGGTCGGTTCCGGCGGTGGTGATCAGGAAGTACAGCGGCTGAGTACGGGCATCGCCTGAACCTTTCGTGAGAACGTCCACAAGGCTGCGGTTCGGCTGCGCGTGAAGCTCGTCAAGCACCAGACCGGATACATTCAGACCATGCTTTGTGCCGACTTCTGCCGAAAGCACCTGATAGAATCCCACATTGCTGTAGTTCACCAGACGTTTTGTCGCCGCCATGATCTTGGAGCGTTTCAGGAGCGCCGGTGTCATTTCGACCATGCGCTTTGCAACATCAAAAACGATGGATGCCTGCTGTCGGTCAGCCGCTGCACCATAGACTTCTGCTGACGGCTCATTATCAGCGTACAGCAGATACAGCGCAATTGCTGCCGCAAGCTCAGACTTTCCATTTTTCTTCGGGATCTCAACATATGCTGTGCGGAACTGCCGGGTGTCGTCTTCTTTTACAACACCGAAAATATCCCGGATGATCTGCTCCTGCCACGGCAGCAGCCAGAACGGTTTTCCTGCCCAGCGGCCTTTGGTATGGCAGAGGTTTTCTATAAAACGAACAGCCCTGTCCGCCTTTGCCGCATCGTAATGGGAATCCGGCAGCATGAAGCGGGTGGGCTGATAGTCGGTGAGTTTCGGATAGTTCGCTGGTCTTTCTCTTGCTTTTGCTGTTCTTGCCATCAGCCGCCTCCCAGAAGTGCATCCATATCGTCAACGGCAACGTCCTTCATATCTGCACCGGCAGTGATACGGCTTCTTGCCGCCGGAGTCAGACCGAACTGCTCTGCGATCTTGTTCATGATCTTCAGATAGGTCTGCGCAATGGAAACTTGCGGCACTTGCTGCCAGTAGCCAGACTTCGTTTTCACGATCGTGCCGTGCTGTGTCATGAATTCCTCGGCTTCCTTCCAGCGGGCGTATGCCTGACAATAGGATGCGAATGCTGCCTGATCGACCTCGGTCAGCACACCGATCACTTCGAGCTGTTTCGATAGTCTGCGCCATTCCTTTTTCGCTTCGGGCTCCAGCCATTTCGGACAGGGCGGAGCTTTTTTCACAGGCTTTGGCTCTGCATCATTCAGCGGACGCTTGCCCGGATTTCCTTCCAGTTCCTTGATCGCTGTGGGCTTCGGTTTTCTGCCTCTCTGAGCCATCCGCATCACTCCTTCCTCGTAAAATTGAGCATAAGAAAAAGGCCTGCGTCATGCAAGCCTTTTCTATGTATATATCCACCATGAAATTATCCGTTCAGCATATCCAGCATCAGTCTTGCGCCGGCACGAAAGCCCCTCGTGTAGCTGTCCTCCGAGGTGATCGATTCCATCTGACGATGAATGTCAATCAGTTCCTCTAATTTTTCCGCCTTGTCCGCCGCCATTCCATCTGAAATCTGACAGTACAGCGCATCTGCACGCGCATTCAGTTCAGCGTATTGATCTGCCCTGACCTTGATGTCTGTCGGTGCGCTGATCCTGCCACGGTATAACTCACTGATCGCTCCCATCCGCTTCACCTCCTTGCCGTGGGGCGATGGGGCGGCTTTTCGGTGCCGCCCGCCGTCCGTTTTGTTCAGTTGAACTTGTCAAAGAGCATCTGAAGAACTGCCTTGGTGTCCTTATCCGCAGCCTTGACATCCATCCCGCGGTCGTAATTGAAGACCGTCTCGCCGTTGCGCTCGATCCAGATCTTCGAGGCTCTGCCCTCTTTGTAGCCGAACTCGCTGGGTTCCTCGAAGTGCTTTACGCTGTAGCGGTATTCGCTCCCGTTGTAGTTGATCGTGCCGTGTGTCCACATGGCGTTTACCTCATTCTTTCGTAGTTTTCGGTGGGCTTTCCGCCCTTCCGTTGTACCCATATTACCATGATCTGCGAACAATATCAAGCGGCTAAACTACCAGAATGTGCAGGGCAATTTTTCGGAATTTGTTGTACATATTATTCCTTGCCGCAGGAGGCGCACAGTTGCACCGTGTGGGGCGTATTTCTGCAAGGTCATGTTATCCGCAGGAGCATTGAAAGCCGCGACACAGGCGAACGCGGCGCGGAACAGCCCCTCCGCAGAAGGACTGCTCCGTTTTGCTGGTCAGCCGCCGTAGTTCTCCTCGATGTACTGCGTGCCGTCATCTTCGGTAACGATGCTTGGGAAGCGCACCTTGTGTCCCTGTTCGGTCATGATACTTGCCGCAAGGTCGGCGATCTCACCGAGGAATGCCATATCCCATTCGAGGTCGGGGTTCTCTGTCAGCACCTTGCAGAATTCAAAGGCTGCCTCATAGATCTCATCGTTTCGGTCTGCCTGTGCATCGGTCAGCTCCAGATTCTCGCCCTCGGCGGCAGGCTGCATGTTTTTGTTTTCTTCCATGAAAATGTCCTCCGTTTTTTTGTATTCGGTCGGCTTTGCGCCTTCCGTTGTGTCACATATTACCATGATCTGCGAACAATATCAAGCGGCTAAACTGCCAGAATGTGCAGGGCGATTTTTCGCCGAAGGTTGTACATATTATGCCTTGCCGTAAAACGCACCAGAACGCGCCGTGTGGGGCGGTTATCCGGACAGTCAAAGTTATGATATAATCCCCTTAGAGTAGACAGAACAAAAAACACTAAGGAGGATATAGTATGCCAAGAAATGCAAAATTAACAGATGAAGAGAGAATGTCAGCGGTACAGGAATATTTGGACGGAAAAGAAAC